CTTTTTTGTATGGTTTTGGATTACCATTTTTGTCTGTTCTTATAATTGCATCTGCTTCAAAATCTACATAGTATTCATAGTTTCCTGTAGTTAGTTCTGTATAACTATCTGCATAAGTTGCTCTTTCTTCTACTTTATCAACTGCCGTTAACGGACTCTCGCTGACTATTATCGTTGAGGTGTAGTTATCTTCGATTGAAAAAGTTTCAACTTTGTCTGTGGTAAAAAAGTCTACAAAACTTGTACCGCAATATTTTTTAACTAAGTCAGATACTTGGGGTACTATAATAGCAAGACGGTCGTCGTCCTTCTCGCCTCTGAGACCTTCTGCGTCTTTATATTCTGTTACTGTTATTAAGTCTGCCATAGTTTAAAAGTGTGGGGCTTTAGGTCGCCCCACAAAACCTTATTTGCTAATATTAGCTAGCTTTGTAACTTCTGATGTGAACAGATGTTGCACCGTCGATTAGGTCTGTGAAACCAAGTCTTTGTGAAGCCACTAAGACTCTTCTTTGGTTTGCTACTTCGTAATCTGATTCGATTGTGACACCTCTCAATCTTGGCATTACATAGTTTCTTGGGTATACCGCTACAGCGTGTACCTTGCTAACTGCAGGTGTTGCGAATTCATCACAAAGAAGAATTCTTGAACCGAACACTTGTCCGATTTCACCTGATAGCTTAGTTGCCATGTCGCCAACTAGGTTAGCGTCTTGGAACTCAGCATCACTTAGTAGGTTGTAGTACTCTTGTTGGTTAACAATGTAAAGTACTTCTGCTGGGTTGATACCGTATTTGCCCATTTTCTTTCTCATAGCTAGTAAGTCAGCTGCTGTTAAAGATTCACTTGCAAACGCAGTACCTGATGTAGTTGCGTGAGTACCAGAACTATCGTCTTGTGCCGCTAATTGAATTAACCCATCAAAACTACCTGATGAGAATACACCGTTAGCAGAGTTGTTACCTGCTAAGATAGCGTTTTCGATTGCTCTTGCGTGTGATCTTACCATTGACTCTCTAATTAAAGGAAGTATTGGCATGATCGCATCTTCTTCAGTTTCATTACCTAAGAAAGATTGTGAAATTAATTTCACGGTTGAGAGAGTTTTTTCTGTCAAATCAACTCCACCTGCTGAACCAGGGTTGTATGCGTCACCTCTTTGTGCCAAGTTACCATGTGGTGAAGAACCACTAGCAGTTTGGTTAGATGTGAACTCTGCATAACCTGAATCAGGAAGGATTGGAATAATTTGAGTCGCAGAAGTCATTGGGATTTCTCTAAATAGAGGTGCTAATACCAATTCATTCTGAATGTCTCTTTCGATATTTGTTGATACAACTTGCTCAAAGTCTGCTGAAGATACACCAACACCTGAATGTGCGTTGACTTTCTCCATGACACTCTTACCGTAGTCTGTGTCATAACCTTTTCCGTTAGCGAGACCTAAGAATTTAGCGTCTATAATATCGTTTTCGAAAGCTTTTTTCCAGTCGCCTTGACCTGTTCTATCTTGGAAAATTCTTTTTGACTCTCTGATATTCATGATTTCTTCAGATTTCTCAGCTAACTGAGATTCAAGTGATTTAACCACTTGCTCTAAATCTTCATGCTTATCATTGACTCTTTTCTCGACATCTTCCATGAGTCTTTCGGCGCCTGATAATCCAGCTTCGATTACAGTTTTTTGCTCCATCTCTTTAGCTTCTTGAGCAGCCTTTGCTTCAGCTTCTGCTTCTGCTTGTTTTTCAACCGCTTCTGCTTCTGCTTTTTCTTTTGCTGCTTTTTCTTCGGCTTGTTTCATTGCATACTGAGCAACTGCTTTTTCAGCAGCCTCTTTTGCAAATGCGTCCAAGTCGATAGAAGTTTCAGGAGTCTTCATTTCTTCTGACATATCAGTCTCCATTGATGAGGATTTCTCCTCGCTTGGCTGCTCAATTTTAACAGCGTCTG